CCGTTAGAGCACACACATCCTGATGGAGTAACTCACTCTCACGACCGAGGAGATCAACCTCATCATCACCATTATGAAGATGGAACTATGCATCATCATGAAGGCGGAGATGTTCCTCATACACATGATGACCTTGAAGATATGAATAAGAGGCAACTCGAAATCTTAGGACGTGAACACGGTATTGAACTTGATCGAAGAAAAAGCAAAGCTGCTTTGATTGAAGAGTTAAACGAAGCTGGCATTACTGGCTAAGCATATATAACTATATGATGATTTTTGATGAGTTAACCGAGAAGAATGTGCTATTGTATGCTGCAAAGTATTACTACAAACCACAGTTCTCAGACGTTGAAGAGTTTTATGAAGATTTAAAGCGATTTAAGTATATCAAACGATTAGTTAATAGATACTTAGATCATGATGAATTAATGGAACGATTGATACTAAACCACATTATAGTATTATTCAATTCATTTGGAAATGAACCAGCTTTAAACATACTTGACTTGAAGCTAGACGATAAACACTGGCCTGTTATAAAGCCATTCTTAATATACTTAAACTATATTACGATGGATCAAAAGACAGGCATAACGATGGATCCAACAGTGGTAGATAGGTTGAGAAAGATATGAGTTTATTAAAGACAGCAGGCGATTTAGTCTACACATTTAGATTTATCAGAATGCTTGTGTTAAAGTGGCCAGAATGGGATGCTTATAAAGAAGGTATTATCGACGATAATGGCAAACGTATCAAATCAGTAAAGGTTGATACACAAGCTAAAAAAAATGCATGGACACCGTTTATTCGTCTATGTGCTAATATAAAAAGGCTCATATCGAAGATTCCTGGAGGTGGTTCAAGACTTGGTGGATTTGTATCTGCATTATATCTTATCAAAGAGAATGGTAAACTAAAAGATAAGGATATTCAAAAGATACTCGAGAGCGTTGATATAAATGATTTAGATTTTTTATCAGAAGAAAATCAATGGTTTATGAGAGAAGATGGTACTATATCGCCAGGTGTCTATCAAGTAGAAGAGTATAAGCTTTTAAATAGTAGCTTAGAGGAAATGGTATTTCCAAAAGATAAGATAAGAATTAAAGAAGACACACGACCAGTTGGTAAATTATTTGGAATTGATGTGTATCCTGCTACACATTTGAGAACTAACCAACCAATATACATTACTAACAGAGAAATCTATAAATGACAAAGATTAGAACAATAAAAGTTGGTCAAGATGCCATAACCGGTGGTAGAAATCCGCACTACGCGTTAGTGGCTGGAAGAAAAGTCGTAGCTACTGGCACAAAAGATGAGATGTTAGAACTTAATCAAAAAACTGATGGCAGAGTATGGTTAACTCATGCAAAGGTTGATGAGATTGTAGAAGGTCGTGGTCTATGGGCTAATATACATGCTAAACGTAAACGCGGGGAAAAGATGCGTAAGAAAGGTGAGAAAGGTGCACCTACAGCTGATGCAATTAGAAGAGCTCAAGGTGAAAGTGTAGGAGAGGCATTTCCTGCAGTTGGTCTTGCATTAAGAGCAGCACCTGCAATTGCTAAAGTTGTAAGTAGAGGTAGTGGCGCACCAATCGGAGCAGCTGCATCATCAGCTTATAACACCGTTAAGAAAGGTGTTAAAAAACTTAAAAAACGATTAACACAAAAAGAAGATATAGCTTCTGCAACAACTACTGCATCCATACCAAATCCTGCTGTGACAGCAATGGGTAGAATGCCAACACATATCTACAGACGAAAAAAGGGAATGGAAATTAAGATGACTGATAATCGTTTTAATAAAAGAAAATCTCCTGTTTTGTTAGCAAGATTTAGAAAATATATGACAGATAACGGTGGCTAGACTATATCCTATATTATTATTGTTATGTGTGTTAAGTGGCGTTGGTTACTTAGTCTATCAATACTACGCATCTACTCAAGAGCGTATAGCAATCCTTACAGCAAATAACGCAAAGTTAGAGACAGCTCATAAACAAACAGTTGTTGAGTTTGAGCAGTATCGTGACAATGTAAAAGAAGAGATAGATAGATTTAAGAAAGAACTTGAGAAACAACAAAAGTTAAATGACCAGTTAAGTAGTAACTTAGAAAAAGTAAAAGCTAATAATAAAGTAATAACGCAGTTGTTGGCAGAAAATGATATAATTAAGAATAGTCTTGCAGATCCACAAGCAACAGAGGATACCATAAATGAAGAAGTCGATCTATTTTTTGGCGCTATTGATTGCGTCTCTGACAGTAAATGCGTGCAGCCGCAGCAGTGAAAAAGAAATCGTAACGGTACCAACTGTTGTTGAAACACCGAAGATAGAACTACCTCAGATCAGGATTGTATCACGTCCTTCACCGATTAAGATGAAGAACTCAGATATTATCGTGGTTACTGAAAGTAACTTAGAAGAAGTTATAAATAGAGTAAAAAATACACAAGGTGAATTTGTGTTATATGCTATGACGGCTCAAAGCTTTGAGTCATTGGCGTTAAACTTTGAGCAGATTAAAAAGTTTATAGAAACACAAAACCAAATTATCCTTTACTATGAGAAGTCAGTGAAAAAAGAACCTGATAACATCATAGTAGAGGAGACACTAGAATGAGAAATTGGTTTCAAAGATGCGAAAAAATAGATTTCGATGATGAATCTTTTTGCGGTTACTTTTTTGCCGAAGTATCTGCATTAGCGTATTTAGACTGGGAACAGGCAAATCCACATATAAAAGCTTTAGGGTTTGATGAGCATAAATTTTTAGATGTTGATGGAGCTCAATGTCATATATTCCACGATGACAATGACATAGTTGTAGCTTTCAGAGGAACAGAACCAAAACAATGGTCTGATGTAAAAGCAGATTTACTAGCTTTGAAAAGAAAATCAAGTAGTGAAGGAAGAGTGCATCTTGGTTTTTTACGAGAAATCAATAAGCTATGGAATTATATTAAAGACGAATTAGATGATAAGCCTGATCACCAGATATGGGTTTGTGGACATAGTTTAGGTGGAGCCATGGCAACACTTTGTGCATATCGTCTAAGAGATTCTGTACCAATTTTATATACGTACGGATCTCCGAGAGTTGGAGGTTCAGTATTTGTTGATAGCTGTGATGTAGAACACCATCGCTATCAAAACAATAACGATGTAGTTCCAACCGTCCCATTCTGGCTGATGGGGTTTAGACATCACGGAGAATTACATTATATAAACTATTACGGAAATATTAGAACACTAACATTTTGGCAAAAGTTTAAAGATTCTGTACGAGGTAGATGTAAAGCTTTAACTAAATTTCAACTCTTTGATGGTGTATACGATCATAATATTACAGAAGGCTATGCAGATAAATTAATGAAACACGTAATTTAAATGTTTACATTATCAACAAAATTTGGTATAATATACTAGTATGTGGGAAATGATAGAAAGAATGACGAGTGATCGTCTTTGGATTTATACAGCTATTGTAGGATCATTATTTGGTGCTGCATTCTTAGCATGGTTCCAAACAACAAGGATGGGGCTGTGGGCTTATGATAAGTTTAATAATTTTTTAGACTATCTGGTTAAGAAATTTAATTGGAAATGGTTAGAAAAACCATATAGCGATTGGCGAGACAAATATCCACATATAACAAAGAAGATAGATAATTTAGAGTTTAGAATACAACAACTTGAAAAGGCGAATAATAAAAATGGGAACAATCCGAGAAGATATTAAACAAGCTATGATATCGCATGCACAAGGTCATATCGATAAACATAAGATGAACGTAATGATATATTTTAGAAATGCCGCAGGTATTGGTGGCGAAAAACATCCAGATGTGCTTGAAGCCATAGAACAAGAACTCGACGTAGTTGCAAGATACGACGATCAAATCGAGATGTTGAAAAAATACTTCTAAAAAATATATTTTTTTCGCACATAAGCTGCATCTAGTATATCATATACGTATACATACTAGATATCACCAATAGAAAATCAACCCATTATCGTAAGAGGTAACTAATGCCATCAGTTAGTCGTAACAATCATTTACCAACCCCATATCAAGAATTCATCCACTTATCAAGATACTCAAGATGGCTACCAGATAAAGGTAGAAGAGAAACTTGGAGTGAGACTATCGAAAGATACTTTGATTATTTTGAAGAGCATCTTATGGAGATGCATAAATGGAAACTAGATTCAAAACTAAGAACAAGATTAGAAGAAGCAGTATTAGATTGCCAAATTATGCCATCAATGAGATGTTTGATGACTGCAGGAGAAGCTCTTAAAAGAGAGAACATTGCAGGATATAATTGTTCATACGTAGCTGTTAATAGAGTACAAGCATTTGACGAAATACTATATGTGTTGATGAATGGAACTGGCGTAGGTTTCTCAGTAGAACGACAAGAAGTATCACAGCTTCCAATAGTTGCAGAAGAATTTTTTGAAACTGATACAGTTATAGAAGTTGCAGATTCAAAGTTAGGTTGGGCTAAAGGATTTAAAGAACTTATTGCAATGTTATACTCTGGTCAAATTCCTCGTTGGGATTTATCAAAGGTAAGACCAGCTGGTGTACCACTCAAGACATTCGGCGGAAGAGCTTCAGGTCCAGAGCCATTAGATAGTCTATTTAAGTTTGTTGTTGAAACTATGAAAGGTGCACCAGGTAGAAAGCTATCGTCAATCGAATGTCATGATATTGTGTGTAAGATTGCAGAAATTGTAGTTGTAGGTGGTGTGAGAAGGTCGGCATTAATATCGCTATCGAATCTATCAGACGATCGTATGAGACATGCAAAAGCTGGTCAGTGGTGGGAGCATAACGGTCAAAGGGCTCTCGCAAATAACTCGGCAGCCTATTCGGAAAAACCAGATATTGGCATTTTTATGGACGAATGGAAGTCGTTATACGATTCGAAATCGGGAGAAAGAGGAATATTTAATAGAGCTTCTGCAACGGAGCAAGCAAAAAGAAACGGTAGAAGAAAAACAGAAGGATACGATTATGGTACCAATCCATGTTCAGAGATTATCCTAAGAGATAGAGAATTTTGTAACCTATCTGAAGTAGTCATCAGAGCGAATGACACAAAAGAATCATTATTAGAAAAAGTAGAATTAGCAACCATACTCGGAACCATGCAATCTACACTCACAAATTTTAAATATGTATCAAAACATTGGAAGAATAATTGTGAAGAAGAAAGACTATTAGGTGTATCATTAACTGGTATTATGGATTCACCACTAACAAGTCCAAAGAATAAAGATCTTGAAAATCTTTTAAAAGAACTCAAACAAAAAGCAGTAGATACAAACTATATACTTTCAAGAGAAATGGGTATTCCTGAATCTGCTGCCATCACGTGTGTCAAGCCAAGCGGAACTGTATCACAATTAACAGATGCTGCATCAGGCATACATGCAAGACATAATCCATACTATATAAGAACTGTACGTGGTGATAAGAAAGATCCACTAACAATGTATATGGAAACTGCAGGGTTCCCAATTGAAGATGATGTTATGAACCCAAACCATACAGCAGTATTTTCATTTCCTATGAAGGTTGATAAGAAAGCTATATTTAGAACAGATATGTCAGCTATACAACAGCTCGAGCATTGGTTAATGTATCAAAAACATTGGTGTGAGCATAAACCTTCGGTGACGATATCGGTTAAAGAATCTGAATGGATGGAAGTAGGTTCTTGGGTTTATAAGCATTTTGATTGGATGTCTGGAGTATCCTTCCTTCCATTTAGTGATCATACATATAGACAAGCACCGTATCAAGATTGTTCAGAAGATGAATATAAAGATCTTTTGAAGAAGATGCCAAAGAATATTGATTGGTCTCAGCTCGCAGAATATGAAACTCAAGATATGACAATTGGTGCACAAGAGTTAGCGTGTACTGCTGGTGGATGTGAAATATAATGAAAGAATTAACTATATACACACGTAATGATCCACCTTGTGGTTACTGTGTTATGGCTAAAACATTATTAGGACATCACGGTATTGATTATAATGAAGTAGTTATAGGACAAGATATTGATAGGGAAGAATTCCGCAATAAGTTCCCAAACATACGTACGGTTCCAGCAATATTTACTGAAGAATATATTGGTGGTTATCAGCAGTTAGAAGAACGAATCGCGGAATTTACTAATGGATGAATATTTTATAGAATGTTTTGAGTGTGGAGAACACACAACAATAACTGCTGATTCTATTCCAGAATATTGTCCAATGTGTGGAAGAAGAAGTGAAGCCGAAAGTAAAATGCATGATGATGATTTAGGACACGATGACTACGACTGATACGGCTATTTTAATCCCTGCAAGATACGATAGTAAAAGATTTCCTGGAAAACCATTATGCGATTTAGGTGGTATCACTATGATACAACGAATCGTTGATACCTGTAAAAAAACAAAACTTCCTGTTTATGTTCTCACTGATGATGTTAGAATTTCTAATACTGTTACAGGGTGCGACTTAACTATCGTATCAGATAAAAACTTTGCAAATGGTACTGAAAGATGTGCTCATGCAATAACTATGATGTCACACAAATATAAGAATTTCATAAACGTTCAAGGTGACATGCCTGACATAACGGTTGAAATCATAGAAAAAATCAGAAAACTTTTAAATGATTATGAAGTATCAACGGTATGCACCTTGATGTCTGAGGAAGAACAAAGCAATCCTAATTCTGTAAAATTAGTTAGAGGCGCAGGTAAATGCTTATGGTTTGGCCGTGGCATGTCTGGCTATGGAGATTGGCATTTAGGAGTATATGGTTATCGTCGAGAAGCATTACAATCATATATGAATATGACTAGTACACGAGAAGAACGAATTGAAAAGCTAGAACAATTGCGTTGGTTAAAAAATGGTGTACAAATTGGTGTGATTGGTGTAGAATGGAATGGTATAGAAATCAATACACCAGAAGATGCAGATAAATGGAATGGAGTAAATGATGCCTGAAACTTTTATGGAGTTTGATTCTTCTTGGCATAAAGAATACAAGTCAGAAGAAGATTTTCAATGTTGGGATGCTTATCCAAAATATAGATGGTTGTTTAACAAGCTTGAAGTTTCTATGAAACTCGGATATGATTGTGGACCTGCAGGAGTTCCTATAACAAAAGCTGGCAACTACATAATACGACCAACATATAATCTATATGGTATGGGAATAGGTGCACATAAAAAATATTTAGATCCTAATAAACATGGTAGTGATATGATACATCACAAACATATTCCTCCTGGATATTTTTGGTGTGAATGGATAGATGGTACACATCATAGTATTGATTTTATGAAACAAGATGGTCAATGGGTTCCTTTTAGTGCAATGGTAGGTTATCATTATGGTGAAGACAATCTTGTAAAGTTTAAACACTGGGAAGTAATAGAACCAAAGTTTGAATTGCCAGACTGGTTACATTCTATAGAAACTGAAAGATACTTAAACATTGAAAGTAAAGATGATAAGATCATTGAAATACATCTAAGAAGCGGTAACGATCATATATGGGATCTCAATGTAGGTTCTAAAGTTTATCCAGTATGGCAAGGTGATGATTATAAAGATCTCGAGCATTTAACGTTTGTAGGTAATATGCACTCAGAATCATTTAAATATCAGGCAGACGGACATTTAAATGATTTAAGATTAGGTTACTATATCGATTATGTATAAATAGCCTCAGGAGTATTACCATGATTTCATTTAGAAAATATTTAAAAGAATCGTATACTAGTTGGAAAAACGAAGAGCCAGTAAAGTATTCACAGCATCTTGAAAAAACGTTCGGAAAACCAGATGAGATGACAGATAGTCAAACCGTTTGGTATAATAAAGATGGCTTTAAAAGAATAGTCGTTAAAGACGAATACATCCTCCACGCTTCACCTGCTCCACATTATGACTTTGTATATTGCTATGTTGATCTTCAAGTGCCAGAAGAAATGGCAACAGATCTTGCTAAATCAAGTGGTAGTATTATGATTGATTTCTTAAAGGGTGAAGTTGGTGCAAGATGTAGTTCTACTACGGCTAACGCGACTACATTGAATTATTGTTTAGATGTTGTATCAGGCAGAGCTAAACCTTCGAAAGCTGAGTATGAAAAAAGAATACTTGGAATGAAGAAACTTTTTTCTACTGGTAAGAAGTATGAGCTTGATTGGTGGCCTGATGAAACAAATGATGCTGATCCAAAAAATCCATACTATAAATGATTTTTAAATTTAGACAACTTATTGGTTTAGAAGAAAAAGCTAAGTGTCCTCCAGGATACAAGTATGACCCTAAATCGAAGATGTGTGTCGATAAAAAGGCAAAACGTGTTGCAAGATATAGACCGTATTTCGGTAGGTATTTAACACCAAAACAAGAAGAACCACCTAAAACGAATGGTAATGGAAACGGAAACGGAAACGGCAATGGAAATAATACTAATAAAAATGGTAATGGAAACGGTGGGTCTGGAAATGGCAATGGCAGCGGTGGCAACGGTGGTGGTCCTTAATATATAACTATATGGCATGGTTTTATGATGATAAATTATTCGAAGAAACTCCTGAAGATTATCAAGGCTTTGTTTATGAGATCGTTGATCTGTATAATAACAAGCGATATATTGGTAAGAAAAACTTTTGGAAACCCAAGATCCTCCCTAAAAATTCTAAAAGATCTCGTCGTGTACGTACTCGGGTTGAGTCAGATTGGAAAACATACTACAGTTCCAACAAAGAATTGCAGCTCCTCGCAGAGGCAAAAGATGAGTTATTTTTTGAAAGAATAATCTTAAGGTTATGTAAGACTAAAGGTGAGATGTCATATTACGAAGCAAAGCTTCAGTTTGATAATGATGTTTTATTGAGAGATGATTACTACAATGAGTTTATTGGGTGTAAGATACACTCAAAGCATATAAGAAGGAAATAATTATGGCAGTTAATCAATTAGATTTATTTGTATTTGAAGTATTAGATAAAGTTGCGGCAGCAAAGACTAAAGAAGAAAAGATAAAGTTATTAAGACAACACGAATCATGGGCTTTAAAGGATATTTTAAACGGAACATTTAATGAAGCCTTTAAGTGGAATCTGCCTCCAGGTAAACCGCCTTATAGAGCATCAAGACCTGAGAGCGCGCCTACAAATCTCCTTAGACAGAACGTTCAATTTAGATACTTCTTCGAAGGTGGACCTGGTGATAAGTTAAGTCCACCGAAAAGAGAAAGTCTTTTCATAGGATTATTAGAAGGCATACACCCAGATGATGCATTAGTTGTTCTTAATATGATTGCAAAGAAGCCTCCAAAGGGTATAACAAAAAAGTTAGCAGAAGAAGCATTTAATGGTTTACTTTCTAAATAATATATGGTATAATTAATCATGAATTGGTTAATTGTAGTATTTTTTGTTGGTGTATATGCTGATGGTACACAAGATAGTTATGTCTTCGAAAAGCCTTCTTTCAAAACTAAGGCTGAGTGTATGTATGCAGCTAATGATAAACAACAAATCAATCTCTTTGTTAAGAAGCTAATACTTGATGTAGGTCACAGAGATATACATAAGGTAGTTTGCACCACAGAAAATCAGATACGAGCAGCCATAAAGTTGAGCAATGGAGGATCTGATATATGAATATATTTGTTTTGGATAAAAACCCAACTATAGCAGCACAAATGCTATGTGATAAACATATACCAAAGATGATAGTCGAGTCTGCGCAGATGTTAAGTACAGCGCATAGACTTCTTGATGGTACACCAGAAAAACGAAGATCAAAGTCTGGTAAAACTATGCAAACATACTATTCTTTTGGTGATGTACGAGATAAACTATACTATCTTGCTGTGCATAAGTATCATCCGTGTACTACATGGACTACAGAATCAGAAGATAACTATCGATGGCATTATTGCCATTTTACAGCCATGTCAGAAGAATATGAATACAGACGAGGAAAGATACACAAAACGTGGGATCTCCTTGGTATGCTACTTGCAGCACCACCTAGGAATATATCTCGAGGACCATTGACAGAATTTGCACAAGCTATGAGTCATTTCCCAGATTGTAAAGTACCTGGTGATGCAGTAAAAGCTTATCGTAACTATTATCATGCAGCCAAACCATTTGCTAAATGGGAATGGCGTAGACAAGCTCCAGACTGGTGGAAAGGATACCAAAATGCCGACTTACACGCTGCGTAATATCAAAACAAAGAAAAGCTTTGACGTATTTTGTACCTATACAGAACTACAAAAAATGCTTGAAGAAGATCACAACTTAGTTCAAATGTTAGTAACACCTACAGTTATTGGTGGTTCAGGATCATTACTAAGTAAAACATCTGATGGTTGGAAAGATCATCTTAAAGAAATCAAAAAAGCATCTGGAAAGGGTAATACAATAAAGGTTTGATATGGAGTTTATACATGAAAAAATTGATATGGGATACGATAACTTGGATCGCGCTGAACACGCAGATGGTCGTCGCTATGTTACTCTTGACGGTAACGCTTATCCTTCTGTTACTACAGTATTGAGTATAATACATGAAGAAAAGATAGCAGCATGGAGAAAGAAGGTTGGTACAGAAAAAGCTAATCAGATCGGTACACAAGCTGCAAATCGAGGTACATTAGTACACGAGATAATAGAAAAATATCTACATAATGAAGATACAACCGACTATCTACCTCACATACAACAATCACTTAAAAACTTAAAGCCTCTGTTAGATAAGCATATTACCAAAGTATTTGCTACAGAAGCTCCATTGTATAGCGATCATCTAAAGTTAGCAGGTACATGTGATTGTATTGCTGAATGGGACGGTGTTCCTACAATAATCGATTTTAAAACATCTAAACGACCTAAGAAAAAGATAGACATACCAAACTATTTTGCTCAACTTGCAGCTTATGCTGTTATGTGGGAAGAAAGAACTGGTATGGCTGTAAGTAATACTCGTATTGTTATGGATGTTGATAACTTCCATCCTGTAATGTACAAAGAAACTCGAGACGATTGGATAGATCTCATGATAGAAACACGAGATGAGTATAATCGTCGTAAGAAGTTTCATTCATAAGTGTTACATTAATATCACACTATAATTATTTTCGCTTTATTTAAAAAAAAGCATGTACAATCATTTAATTATGAGGTATACTGGTACTATAATAACTAATGAGGAGATATTATGAAAAAAATTAATGATCAGATACCAATGACCTTCCAACAGGAAGTCAATCTACATGAACATGGTAGCATCTGGGGTCGTAAAAAGACCGCAGAAGACTTTCGTCGTGATGCTATTCGTCGTAAGCAGACTTCTAGAGTTGGTCAAAAAAGACTGGCTTTTTTAAACCAGCCTGGAATGAGGCAGTTGGTCCAAGACTTGGAAGAGCAAAGAGTTGCTCAACCTTGGAATGAGTTCGCCACTAACATGAGTGGCTCTCTTTCAGTCTGGGGTCAGTGGACTCCAGGTCAATTAGCTGCTGTTAAGAAAATGGTAGCTAAATTTAAAAAGTCCATCGAAGGCAAAAAAGGCCGATGGGCTGGAATACAGGGGTACATATATGAATAATGTAGTACTTACAGATTGTGATGGAGTTCTCCTAAACTGGAGAGATTCCTTTGATTCATGGATGATGAGACAGCATGGCATATTTGCTAGTGGTGATGTTAACGTATACGATCAAGTCGAAAGATACCAAGACGAAGAAATTTGGAAAAAGATCGTCGAGTTTAACAGTTCAGCAAATATAGGTTGGTTACCACCGCTTTATGATTCAGTTAAGTATGTTCGAAAAATATACGAAGAGTTAGGAATGAAGTTTACAGTCATAACTTCTCTATCTCTCAACCCTTATGCTCAAAAGCTAAGAACACAAAATCTTACTAACATATTTGGTAAAGATGTGTTCGATGAATTCATTTACCTTGATACAGGTGAAGATAAAGATGTTATCCTCGGAAAATATGCAGAGTATTATCCAGGTGCATATTGGATTGAAGACAAAGTTAAGAACGCTTTCGATGGCGCAGAAGTTGGTCTTCAACCATTGTTAATCAAACATCCTCATATTAAAACAGAAAATACTGAGGGTATCCCTAAAATGTCTAACTGGAGAATGGTGTATGAAACAATCGTTGGCTAGCGTACTAGTACTAAGATCACAATTTGAAGAATTAACTAAAAATTTTACTATGAGTCATGGGTCAGATATAGATACTATAAAATGGTTTATTGAAGAAGGACATAAATCAAATTCATTGCGTAGAGGTTTTAAAAAGGCTAAGTCTATAGCAGAAACAATTTGGAGTTACCATGCAAAAGAAGTTACAAAAAGATTCGAAGTACAATGATCAAGATCTAAATGGCGACGGTGTTGTATCAGATGATGAGTTAGATGAATGGAAACAAGCAGAAGAAGTGAAGAGATTAAATAGAAAACAAATGCATCAAAGAAATATGGCGTGGGTTGCTCTCGCATCTATGCTTTTATTTACTGCAATAATGTTTACACCTATCGTACCTGATGAAAGAATAAAACTTTTGACTGATATATCAAATTTATTTTATTTAGCTCAAGCTGGCATCGTAGGTGCATTTATGGGATTTGCCGCCTTTGATAAATCAGGCATGAAAGGAAAGTGATAATACATCATGAAAAGATTGATATATCAAGTTTATGTACATAAACGTTCTAAATTATATGACCACTGCACACAATCAGTAAAAAACTATTGTAGAGAACATGGAATAGCTCATGTAGTTCAAACTGCACCACAACTATTCATAAAACCTAATGTATTTGTTACGGGTCGGAGTAGAGAATCATATGAAAAATATGGTGGTTACTTACCGATATATGAAAAAGAAAATGCGTTTGCATACTTCGGTGATTACGATCAAATAGCAATCATAGACGCAGATGTATATATTAGACCTGGCGCTCCTGACTTTTTTGAAGAGTTAGATGAATCATATGACTTCGGTGGTGTTATTGAAAGAGACATGCCAGTTACTCAGGATTATCATGCCAAATTAAAAAATTATTCTCACATGCAATATGCTTCTCTTCCTACATTTAAAGATACTGTATGGGGAGCCGAAGCTGCTCCATTTATGAATATGGGAGTTATGTTGATGAATAAATCTTTTGCTAAATACCTTAATGGTCAAACGCCAAAACAATTCATAGGAAGAGATGAGTTTCAACCTTTTGTTGATGGAATGGGTGCATGGAAATGGTCAACTGATCAGACTTTGTTAAACTATTGGATTCCAAAAGTTGGAATGAAAGTTAAAAATCTTCATTGGAAATGGAATGGATTATATGGTGTAAACACTAAGATTAAAGAATGCCATTTTGTACATTTCTTTTTAAGAGATCATTTACCACAACAAGGCGAAAATGTTGAAGAACTAATGGAGCAAGTTAGTGAATAATAAAGAAATAGATATAAGAATAGCAGTTTTAGAAACTATGCACAAAGATTTACACGATCAATGCGAAAAGAATCCTACTACTGAACTTAAGAAAAGAAAACTAGAAGTTAAGACAGAACTTCAAAAACTACAAACCAAAAAAGATTATGATTATGATGAACATGCTGGCGGGATTGAAACCTTTTAAAACTATTAAATTTAACGGAAAAGAATATCCAGAATTTCAAACGAATGGCAATGCATCAAGATTTATCATGCCATTTGCTAAAGAGATTTGTAAAGGAAAGGGATTAGATATAGGTTGCGGAAAAGAAGATTGGGCATTACCTGGTTCTATTCCTATTGATATAGAATTTGCAGACAGATGGGATGCAAATCATTTACCTGATTACAAATACGATTATATATTCTCATCTCATTGTCTAGAACATCTCATAGATTGGGTTAAAGTTTTAGATTATTGGACTACAAGAATTAAGAAGAATGGTGTATTGTTTTTATATCTTCCCGATTATTCACAAGAATATTGGAGACCATGGAATAACACGAAACATGTTAATATATTAAAACCTGAATATCTCAGAGATTACTTAGCACATCATGACTGGAAAAATATAAATGTATCTGGTGTAGATCTATATAACTCATTCGCGGTATATGCAAGAAAATGCTGGTAAAAGTGAAAAGATTAAAAAAAATAGTTGTAAACGGCACTTTTGATTTACTTCATGGCGGACATATAGATCTACTCAATATGGCTAAGATGTATGGAGACTACTTAATTGTAGCTATAGATACTGATAGACGAGTAAGAATTCATAAAGGTAAAGATCGTCCAATAAACAATCAAGATACGAGAAGGAAAATATTAGAAAATATAAAGGCGGTTGATGAAGTAATGTTATTTAATTCTAATGATGAATTAATATCAATTATTAGTGACTGCGATCTGAGAATTATTGGATCCGACTGGAAAAAGAAACAATCTGCAATAGTCGGAAGAAAAGCATGTAAATTATTATTTTTTGATAGAGTAAATGATGAATCAACAACAAAAACGATCGAAGATTATATTAATAGGCGACAGCTGTAAAGACGTAACGCATTTTGGCCATGTTAATAGATTAAGTCCTGAAGGACCTTTCCCAGTATTAGATTATCATAGCACAGAAGTTGCTGATGGTATGATCATGAATGTTTATAATAATTTCATGAACCTACTTGTACGACCTGATGATGTTACCATCTATTCAAAACTATGTGAAGAGAAAATACGGTACGTTGATGACGTATCTCAACGACAACTCATGCGTATGGATAGCCCAATACTAGAAGATAATAAAGCAATAGACTTAACAGGTTTATTATTAGCAGATCTGTCTGACTTTGATGCAATCGTAATATCTGACTATAATAAAGGTTATGTAACTTATGACTTTGTGCAAAGCTTAAGAAAAAAATATCATGGACCAATCTTCATAGATTCTAAAAAACCAGACTTAGTTAAATTTAAGGGTTGTATAGTTAAGATCAATCGAGATGAATGGAATAAAAGGACATCTGAAGGAGATGATACATATATTATAACAGGCGGAAGAGATGATGTTACAATAAGATTCGCAGGATCAACTCATGAAGAGTATGTACAACCGCCTCAAGTTGAAACACATGATCCATGTGGGTGTGGAGATACATTTTTGGCAGCATTCGTTTATGATTATTTAAATAATCAAGATATGATTAAAGCTACAGAATTTGCAGTACAAGCTGCAGCAGTTACAGTTACTAAAACAGGTGTATATGCACCTAATCTTGAAGAAATAACAGGAGAAGATCATACGTACCATTAATAAAGGTTGGGGTCAGGAATACATATTCGCTGATGAAAAAGATTACTGCGGTAAGTTCTTAAACTTTGATAAAGGCAAAAAGTTTTCTATGCATTTTCATGCTGTCAAAGATGAAACATGGTATGTGTTAGAAGGTAAGTTTAAAGTTAGATGGATAGATACTAAAACAGCAGTACAAAGTGAAACTATCTTAGAAAGAGGACAAAAGTGGAGGAATCCACCATTGATGCCTCATCAACTGATATGCATAGAACGTGGATCTATAATGGAAGCATCAACACACGATGATCCGAATGACAACTATCGTGTACAACCTGGTGACAGTCAATCATGATTTACATTGTTGATATCGATGGAACTATATGTAATACAAAAGATGGTAAGTATGCTGAATCTAAACCAATGTTTGATAGGATTGAAAAGATTAATAAGTTATATGATGAAGGACATACAATAAAATACATGACAGCAAGAGGTGCTGTAACTAAAATGGATTGGAGAGAACTTACTGAAACACAACTTAAAGAGTGGGGATGTAAGTATCACGAACTTGATGTAGGTAATAAACCACATTTTGATTTGTGGATAGATGATAAGGCAATTAATTCAGAAGAGTTTTTCAAATGAAAGGACAAATAGTTTATATCGAAGGCCATATGGAGTCAGAAGAACAAGCTCAACAAGCTTTGACATCCTTTAAACGATGGAGCTGGGATGTAGAGTTGCACAAGGGTCTTACTGCAGAAACAGTACAAGATACAGAAGAATTTAAAAATTTAGGCATAATAGAAAAAAGCAGACTATTAGACTTTAAGGTTGAAGATCATCACAAGTATTTAACTAAAATGGCATGCGCAATAAACAATGTACAATTTTGGAAGAAAGTCATAGAGAGCAATGAACCTATGGCGTTCATAGAACATGATGCTATTTGTATAACGAGTTGGGATAATCATAAGTTTAGTGACTATCTAATATTAAATTGCGAAAGCGTCTTTCAACCTCCTAATAAATTAGGTTTACTACAATTTGTAAATTATAACTGGAAAACATTCGGTCTTGCAAGATGGGCTGAAGATTATCCTTTAAAATATCACAAAGATAATGCATGGTATGATGCATCTATGGCGCCAGGAACTGGAGCTTACGCCATGACTCCTCAAGGTGCAAAGAAGATGTTAAAGGCTGTAGAAACTCACGGATTAGATCAATCTGATTTTATGATAAACTCAAAGAATGTTATGATGCAAACTTGTATTCCAAGTCCTGTAACATTTAACACAGTCAATCTAAGTACTTCATACGGAATACAATGATAAATTTAGTAACTCAAAGTCCTCGCCCTTTAGGCGATGCTATTGATACTATCTTTTTAGCCCATACAATATCAAAGGTTGATGACAATATTGTCAACCTGCATATGTCTCATCCAGATCTCCAAGTATTAAATGATCTTGTAAAGTTTGGAGATGTAGAACTTAATTCAACTCACCATTATTTTAAAGGTATGACAACCGGTAAGTTTGATTATGATAATATAAAAGATAAAGCATTTTATATATTATATTCAAAACAACTTGACACTATTCCTCTTCAGAAGAATATTGAAAAGAGAGATATAGATTTGCCTAAAAGATTTATTACAGTTCAATGGGATGCTGGTCAATTATATCGTAAGGTTGATAGATGGAGTGATGATAGAATACCAAACATAGAAAGTTATTATAAGAACTTAGGTTATGAAATAATAAGAGTTGGTGGTGAAGGTGATTATAAGAATCTTAAAGACATAATCTATATTATGTCAAAGGCAAGTTTACATGTTGGCGCTGACTCTGGTATGATGCATATTGCAAAGTTCTTGATGCCTATGAATAAGATACATGTTTATATAAACATAAGAGAAAGAAAAGATGATCCAAGATTTCCTGATAGTTGGAACGTTGCGTTTATGGCAAGAGAGATATTTAGACGTGGTGCAAAGATGAACTTTTGTGAATACCCTCACACTGAACAAATACAATACTTTAAGGATGTAAGTTTATGGGCTTAGGCGATGATATTATCTTTTTAGGAAAAGCTGAAGAAGTATATAAAGAAACAGGCAAAAAGATAGTTCCATTATATCACGCTGGTTGGAATACACTATACGATAATGTTGAGTTTATAACAAAGGTAAAAGATGAAAACTCTTTGACAATGAATGCTCGTGATACTGATCAACCATCTGATATTCACGTTGATTATTATACAAAGGGTCGAGAACAAACCATACTTGGTGAGAGAATGATATGGAGATCTTTTAAACCTTCTCGATATAGAGTGAGACTAACTAAAACAGAAATAGATACAAGTACATTTACATTAGCGGCAGAAACAGATTTTATCCTAATAAATCCTGATTATAAATCTAGTTTCTTCTCAAAAAATAAAGACTGGGGATTTAGAAAATATCAAGAGCTTACAAATAGATTAACTGAAGACGGATATCGTGTTGTAAGAATAAAACCAGGTGGCCAATACGTGGAGCCAGATTTAGAGAACGCCATAAATGTTTACAGTGATGATTTAAAAAGATCAATAGCGATAATGAGTAGAGCCAAACTTGGCATAACTTATCACGGATTTGTAACTCATATATTGGCAGGATATAATATTCCAGCGGTTGATATACAAGGTGGTATTACTGATTCTAATATTATGAGTTATGATAATCATATAACCATAGGATATGAACATCCTCGAACTCCATGTGGTGCAACATATTCATGCACACATTGCGATGAAGCCAACGAATATATAACAGTAGATATGGTATACGAAGCATGCAAAAAACTCTTATAATACAAGTCGAAGTAGGTAACACTCCAGGATATATCTATGGCGGAGACCAAACTGCCGATGCAGTAGAAGGAGCTAAGATAATGAAATCTCATTTAGTTCCTACAGTAGAAAGATATTGTGAAAAACATGGATATGATTACAAAAAGATAACAGAATATCCCAAAGATTTAGACATAACATACTTCAACTATAGTTCAAAGGGTGAAGACTATGACTTCTCAAAGGGTGGGAAAAATAAGTGTTCAACTCTGATCAGATACTTAGCTATGGGTGATGATAACTATGATAGAATTGTAGTATTAGATAATGACATATGGGCTACACCATGGGCTGATCCATTACCCGAAGCAAAGGGACATCATGGTGTAGAAGACTTAGGGAAAGATTACCGCGGAACTGCAAGTCAAATGAATTTGCCATTTGGAAAGTTTATAAACGGTGGTGTGCAGATGGTAGATAAAGAAGCTGGAAAAAGTTTAAATAGATACATCACAGAAGCAATTAAAACTAAAGCTCGACCTCCTGGAGGTAGACATACAGATCAATCATATATGAATCATTGGAGATCCCAAAATATACCATTAGCTTATACGTTGCCTTATAAATGGAATTTTATGGTAGGACTACATAAAGAATCTTTTGAGAGTGCATCCTTTGTGCATTTTGCTGGAGCTCAAGGAAGAAAATACTTGATAAGACAGGCTCATATTATAAAATGAAAGAATTAGTATTCATATTAACGATAATGAATGGTGATCAGGCTGAAGGTGAGATAGTCCATCCTAGTATGGATAAATGTAAATGGTATGCTGAAAAAATTAATAAACAACAAACAAACTTGATTCTCAATTATTCGGCATGGTGTAAACCACTTGTAAGAGATAAGATCGAGGAATAAAATGGGAATATGGAACTGGGGAAAAGGTAAAAAAGAACCTAATATACAGACAGTTGTTTATGTAGATAGCGATAGAGTTTCATGCAATGGTAACGGAGAACATCCAAAAGTTTGGTATACTGTACCAAATGATGGTTATGTTCAATGCGGTTATTGCGATATTATGTTTATGAAAAAGGAACTTACAGAAAAAGAAAAGATGGATAAACACTTTAATGGTACAACTTACACAAAGGACGGATTAGACAATGACTTTTGAATTGTTTTCAATAATTTGTTTGATTACAGCTATAGTAATTGTACCAATATACATGTGGCTACTACGTAATATTAAAAATTCTTGGACTTCAAATTCACACGATACTCAAGGTGGTAGTATGACCATAACCAATGATCAGACAAAAGTTACTTGGATGGATCCTATTGTTAGAAAAATCAAAAAGTAATGACGACTTTTATATCAGCACCTTTTGGAAACTATCTTAAGTTTAAAAATGCTGTAAGCGTTACTGGAACTTGGACATACAAACCAAGGCCTGGATTATTAAAACAAATCATAAAAACTTTAAGATACACGAGAAACGGCTGGAGAAATAAGATTGGCCTAAGAAATCGTGGGATAGAATATGGAATACAACATACAAACTTTAACGAAGTCTTAAGTATTGCAGCAATAGATCAATATGATTGGATAAATTTAGAATCAATAGTACCAGAAAGCCAAAGTATAGAGCTTAATATTAGTTGTCCTAACTTAGATGTTCATCAAGATACTACTGATTTCAAAGGCTTTGATTTATGGCCAACTAAAAAAAGAAAATGGTGTATAGTAAAAGTACCGCCAACTTCATCGTATACGTTATTAGATAAAATAGTTGATATGGGATTTACACAAATTCATGCAAGTAATACTTTACCAACTGATAAAGGTGGATTAAGTGGACCCGTACTACTTCCTCACACACGAAAGATTATTAAGTATCTAAAATCACAATATAAAAATATAGAAGTTATCGCTGGTGGTGGGATAAAAGAAGCTTGGCATGCAGAATACTATAAAGACTTAGGTGCTGATCATATAAGTATTGGCACTGGCTGTTTTAATCCTTTTAAAACATGGAGGACAGTAAATTTACTTGTTTACAAATGATGATAAATGTGGTATAATAAAATAAAAAGGAGATTTAAATGACAGAAGGACAAACACTATTCATTATGATGACAGCTATGATTGTTGGTACTCTTGTGCTTAATTTTATAGTTAGTTTATTCATATCATGAAAATATTAGTAACAGGAGCCACTGGATATATTGGTGCACATATATGTAAAGCACTAAAAGAAAAAGGCCATTGGATTCTTGCAACAGATTACAACGATAATCAAAATGATATATCAATGTGGTGTGATGAATATATAAACTTTGATATTAGAAAAATAAGCGGAAAATATCATAACGTAGATAAGGTTGTGCACGTAGCAGCAAAGACAAAGGTAGGCCCATCTGTTGATGAACCATGGGATTATTATGACACAAACGTTAATGGTACTAAAAAGATTATCGAAGCTTTTCCTTGTTGGCATTTTATATACTGTTCAACTGGATCAGCATTTAATCCAGGATCTAACGCTTATGCAGCTACAAAATGGGGTGGAGAACTTATCACTCAGCAGTTTTATGACAAATATAGTTTAGTAAGATTTTATAATGTAAGCGGCAACGATGGTTTCTATAAGTTTGACGATGAAATAAGCCATCTCATAAGGAAAGCTGCAAGAGTTGTAAATTCAATGGGTAACGATCATCCATTTATGCCATTATTTGGTACAGATTATGATACTCGAGATGGCACATGTGTTAGAAATTATACACATATCAAAGATATAGTAGATGGTATAGTGAGGATAACTGAAGCTGATGCTACTAATAAAGTAGAGTGCTTAGGATCCAAACATGGAGTTACAGTTAAAGAAGTAATAGATACTATGAAGAAGGTATCTGGTAAAGAGTTTTTAGTTATGCCTAAAGAAAGAAGAGCAGGAGATATTCCAGTTTCAACTATTCCTTTAGAATCAAGATTTTTTAAAGAAACCCAAACATTAGAGGACATGTGCAGAGATGCACTTGAATATGAAAAATGAGAGAAGCAATTTATAATATGTGGAATGCACTGATGAGTGCAGATTTTAATCCACTAAGAAACATACCGAGTTTACAAGCACGACATATGATATTACAAATACTTGCATGGACATGGGCGAGTAGCTTTGCACTTGCGTATGGTAGTATGTGGATATGGGGATTTTCAGTGGTCGCACACTTGTGTATAATTGCAGCTGTAGTTATAACTGTTGCAACTTTTGAAACAGCAAAAAGAAAACCTCAAGCATTTAGTGGATACAATGGAAGAGGCAATGGCGGAGAGCATGAATAGAGAAATAAAGAACACCAATGTATGTGTTATTGGTGGAGCTGGTTTCTTAGGTTCACATCTTGTTGATTATCTTATCGAAGAACGAAAGTGCAAAGTATTAGTTCTTGATAACCTCATATCTGGATCAGAAAAACATATCCATAAAAAAGCTGAATTCTTTGAGTATGATATAAGAGATGATTATAAATTCTTGCGAACGATATTCAATTCACAAGAAATAAAATGGGTCTTTAACTATGCAGCAGAACCATACATTCCAGAAGGGTTTGAAAGACCTCTACATTTCTTTGAGATAAACGCCACTTCAGTGTTGAATGTTATTATGGCATGTGAAGAAAGTCATGTAAAAGGTTTATTACAAGTATCATCTGCAGAGATATATGGAAACATGACTGGAAAGATTAAAGAATCAGATCCTGTAGAACCGCATTCAACGTATGGAGTATCAAAACTTGCTGCTGATGGATTAGTGCAAGTACGTCATAAGGAATCAGGTGTTAACGCTATCGCTATGAGACAGTTTAATTGTATAGGCGAGAGAGAAACACATGAGTATGTCTTGCCTGAAATTATATCTCAGTTATCAGAATCAAGTACAGTACGATTAGGCAATAATTCATTTAGAGACTTTCAATACGCGGGTGATGCTGTAAGAATGGCAGTTGACTTATTAGAGAATGGTAAGTGGGGTGAAGTATATAATATGGGAAGTGAAGAGGGTATTAAGATATATGAACTAGCAGAAATGGTTGGTAAAATCATGGGTCACAACACTATTAATATTGAAGTTGATAAGGATAAGGTAAGACCATGGGAGATATGGCATCTTCAATCGGATAACACAAAGTTGTATGATGCTATAAACACTAGGCCTCAGGTATGTATGGAGGACGCAGTTAAAAAAACTATAAATTATTATAAGCAAAACGGAAGCAAATGGGATTGGTAAAATGAATGAAGTATTATACGGATGGATTTTAATAATGGTAACTTTGAACCCTGATGGGACACTAGAAGGTCAGGGTGTCAACTACTACAAAGAATATAAACCATGTTTTGAAGAAATGGTTAAATTATCTGTTCTTGGAAAAGGCAAAGCATATACTTGTATAGACGATTACCTTAATCTTAATCATGAAGAAGGCTAACTATGTTTCCTTATCAAGAACTAGAAGAAAAATACGCTAAGTTTACAGGAACTGATTACGCATGCGCTACTAATACTGGAACAGCTGCATTGCATTTAGCTATCGAAGCTTTAGAGATGCCGAATGATACACAAGTAATAGTTCCAGATTTTTCAATGTATGCTTCTGGTCTTGCAGTACACTATGCAAGGTTAACTCCAGTTTTTATAGACTGTGACGAAGATCTATTGATTGATTTAGACAAAGTTGAAAAACACTTTGATATGGCAGTCAATAAATGGCGAACAAGAATATTAATGGTTACACATGTGTATGGTCGTACAGTAGATATGGATCGAGTTAATTATATCGCAAAGAAATATAAGTTAAGAGTTATTGAAGATGCGTGTGAAGCCCAAGGTGCTGAAATAGGTACAAACTTAGGTCAAGCAGGTTCATACGATATAGGCTGCTTTTCTTTCTACCGTAACAAGATAATACATGCAGAAGAAGGTGGCATGATAACAAGTGATGATAAGACCTTCATCGAAAAAGCTCAAGATATGAAGAACATGAGTTTCGGTACACAACATAACTACTATCATAAACGTATAGGTTTTAATTATAGAATGCCAGATTCCCAAGCAACAATGGCTTTAGAATCTTTAGAACAATACAGCATTAATATGTTTAAAAGACATAAGATATGTGAGATCTATAATGATATAATACCAGAAGAATATCATATGCCTAACAATAGAAAAGCTGTATGGGTATATGACATGAAACATCCAAAGCCTGATACCATGGTTGAGGTGTTAAACAGTCATGGAATTACAGCACGCCATTCATTTAAGCCTTTATCAAAGCAACCCTTATTTGACCATTGGGTTCCAAATCATATGGCAAAAGGAATGAGTGAATCTGTGTTTTATGTTAATGTTGATCCAAGAGAACTTTTAAATGATGTCAGAGATAAAGCATATGAAGTAAAAAGGTTATTAAATGATGTTTAAGATAGTAACAACTTTTTTAGATAAACCACTAAAAGCCAGCAAAATTGACATCAGCAAACTAAATGACAAGGCTAAAAGATATTGGTCTAGATTTGAAGATGAAACTATTTCTAGAGGTATGCAACTAGCTAAACAAGCTAATGAACTATTGCCAGATAATGCTTCTATGAGAGTTTATTATGAGGGAGATAACTTACCCGAAAACACTGAAAAGGTTGAATTCTTACCTCATCCTACAGAAAAAATTAAAGCGTTTCAAAAAAGATCCAGCGGTAAGATGATAAAGAAACACTTTAAAGTATATGATTATCACCACTATAAAAACAATATAAATTTTAAGGACGGATACGATTATGAGTTTGATGCTGTTAGATTTTGTCATGCACCTTTCTCATTAATTGAAGCTTATAATACTATAGAAGAAAGATACTTAATATCAATTGACGCTGACGTTGTGATAAGAGAAAAGATACCTGAAGACTTCTTTTCATCTTTAGCACAAGAAGGTTGTATCACTCATTATTTAAATAGAGCTCCACATAAACACATGGAATCAGGATTTATAATGTGGGATACACAACATGCTGATTATAACGCTTGGTGGGAGAAGTATAAACAGTTATATGAAGATGATGGTATTTTTGACATATATGATGGTTGGACAGATTGCCATGCTTTTGACCATGTCAATGAAGGATTTCCAAGTCATAAGATTGCTAGTAGACAATCGCATGAAGTATGGGCGATATCACCATTACAAAAATACTTGACACATAATAAAGGAACTACAATATCATCATGAGAGCATTTGTAATTACAATTCCAGATCACCCAGAATCTAATCAAGCCGCTAATAAATGTATAGAATCTCATTTTAGATTACACTCATCGTCTTTAATGCCAGATTTTTTTACCATTGAAAAGTTTAATGCAGTAACGCCAAATGATACTGCTACAGTTATGATGGAAAATGGTATAAGTTGGAATTATCCATGGGAAACAGTAGAACATGATATAAAATCAGGTCTAACAAAGAGCCCGTATAACACGATCAACATAGATGCAAGGATCGCGTGTGCATTAAGCCATTATAAACTATGGAAGTTTTGTGCTGATATAGAATCGCCGATACTAGTATTAGAGCACGATGCTATCTTTACTAAAAAACTAAGAATGGATATGACAGATAATAATTATAGTATCATAGGAATTAACGATCCTCGAGGTGCAACCAGAAGATCTCAAGATTTTTATGATAAAGTGCTATTACATAGAGAAGCTGTTATTCCATGTCCTTATATAGATTCTATTAACGTGCCTCAAGGATTAGCTGGAAATTCAGCATACATAATTAAAAGGGAAGGTGCTGAAAAGATGTTAGAACTTGTTAAAGAGCATGGGCTTTGGCCAAACGATGCGTTAATGTGTAAACAATTGGTTGGTGCCAAACTAGGAGTAACTACAGATTTTTATACAAAAGTTCAAGGAACACGGAGCACAACAACGCTATGAGCGCATATGTTATAACAATTCATGATAATCCAAAGTCTCATCAAGTGGCAGATAGATGTATTGAATCTGGAAAAAAGTTAGGTATAGAAATAGTAAAATTTTTTGGCTTTACCCCTAAAGACGACCTTACTGCTATATTAACAAATGAAGGTATTAACACATCTGGATTTCATAGTGACTTTTCAAACTATTCTAGTGTTGTGGCTGCATTCTTAGGTCATTATCATCTATGGAAAATGTCAGTTACAACAAATGAAATAATATTCATATTTGAACATGATGCAATTTTAACAGGTGATTTGCCTAATATGTCATTTGATAAAGTTGTAAATATGGGAAAACCTTCGTATGGAAACTATAACACACCTAAAACTCTTGGTGTACAACCATTAGTACATAAGCCTTATTTTGGTGGAGCTCATGCATATATGGTTGCTCCGGAAGGTGCAAAACTATTGATAGAAAAAGCTAAGACAGATGCCGGTCCAACTGATGTATTCTTAAACGTACATAACTTTCCTTGGTTACAAGAGTATTATCCATGGATTGCTGAAGCTAAAGATCATTTTACAACCATACAAAAAGAAAAGGGTTGTTTAGCTAAACATAATTACAACGAAAACTACGAGATACTATGATAACGGTTGCTTGTGTATGGTGGGGAACTAAGTTTCCTATAGAATATGTAATTAATTTAAAAGCTTCTATAGAACGTAATACTACTATAGATCATAAATTTATATGTTTTTCAGATAAAGATGTACCAAACATAGAAACAAAGATCCTCAAAAAAGGATACGATGGTTGGTGGAATAAACTACAATTGTTTGATTGTTCTCATGGATTATCTGAAAGGGTAATATATTTTGATTTAGATACACTAATCACAGGGGATTTAGATTGGTTATTTAAATATGATGGCAATTTTATGGGAATAGAGGATGTTGGATCTGTCAATGAACATCAGCCTCATCTTAAAAACGTGTTACAATCTGCTGTGATGTCATGGAAATATTATATGTGGAATAGTATATGGACACATGCAAGTCATAATATCAACGAAGTTAAAGCACAGTATAGAGGAGATGGTGAGTTCTTACATGGATATATGAATCCATTACGATATCAACTACTGCAGCGTGAATATCCAGGTCGTTTAAAATCCTATAAATACCAAGTATATCCAAACAAGCCTGATGATAAGACGTCTATAGTGTGTTTTCATGGAAGACCTAATATAATTCAGGCTCAAAAGGAATCAGTAACTACGCCAATGGCGACTTATAACCCACAAAGTTGGATAAAGGATTATTGGAGAAAGTAATGAAGAGAGTAGTTCATATCATAGGAAATGGTGATCATTCTTTTTTATATCAAGATGCACCGAGAAGAGGGTTAAAACTAGCATGCAATCAGATAGCATTTCAAGTTCCTGAAAAATATGCAACATGTATAGTTGACTATAAATTTATGAATGCTTTAGCTAAACAACAAGTAGAACTTGATGGAGAATGGGTATTAGGATTTAGACCTAAACACTGGATGGAAATGAATCCTCAACACTTTGTAAAGGTTGCGCATCAAGTTAAAGAGTTCTATACAGTATTACCTAAATATGTTGCAAACTATACTGATCTGAATTGTGGTCATATGGCTACTCATTATGCTTGTAATAAGTTAAAGGCTGATGAAGTCCATATGTATGGGTTTGATTCTATATTTGATTTTAACGTGAAGAGCGTATCAGATTTTAACGGAGCTTTACAATCTGACAGAGGAAATACAAATAATAATAGGTTGACAAATAATTGGAGACCTGTTTGGCAAAGTATGTTTAGAGAATTTAAGGACGTGCAGTTTGTGTTACACCACAGTCATGACAAATATAAGATAAACGTTGATGATAACGTAACAACTGAGTTATACACAAAGAGGTCTGAGGTTAAGAAAAATAAAGATGGATCTGTATCTTTTGCTAACCTTAGTGAAGCTTAAAATCTTCCAAGAAATTTAGCTATGTGATGTACAAAAGGTAATAGCATTATTGCCATTGCTAAGTTCATTCCAGTATGCGCCATTGCAATACGTAAAGTATCACCTTTCGGCATTCCATCAGATACAAAGAATCCTGCTAACCATATAGTTCCTGTAGTTCCTATATTTGCACCTAATACACAAGCAACCGCAGCTGGAAGAGGTAGAGCTCCAGATGCAACTAATGCAATAATTGCTGTAGTTGATAACGAACTTGATTGCCATGCGAGTGTCATAATGATTCCGCCAAAGAACATATATATTGGATTCCCTAAAAAGTATTGTAGATGTTCCATATTACCCATTGATTTCATACCGCCTGAAAACATTTTTAGTCCGATATAAAAAATAACCAGTCCTACTAAAGCAGTAGTAACTGGATTAGTTAACAACCATTGAATACTCATATCCATAGCATTTACCTTCTTAATTAATTTTTTAGAATTCTTTTTCATAATAATTATATATTCAACCTAACGGTGTATTTTTTAAAAATTTAACTTGATATTGTTGACCTTGATGCCAGAATGTAACTATAGAATATGAATACACCCTTTTAGATTCTTCTTTATATCGTGTCTCATATCGACATACACGTTGAGTGCCACCAGTTGCTTGACTGTTTTGATGACCTATTATTCCACCAAACAAAGCGCCTAATCCAGCAGCATTATCATCTCCAGTCAAAGCCTTACCTATCAACCCACCAAGAACTGCACCACCTAAAGTATCACCTGTTTTATCACCAGATACTTGTTGATTAGCGCAAAGTTCTACCTTATAAGGTGTTTGTACGATAACTGTTTTAAAATGGTCTTTTACTTCTGTTCGGAGTAAGGGGTTCTGTGCTAAGGCCGAGCTGCTCACGAGCATCAGCAAGATAAACCCTAAGCTTAATGTTTTCATCTGATAGTTCCTTTATTCTTTTGTAAGTACCTTGTAATTGTTTTTGCAGGCTACGTACTTCAAGCTTAATTCTTTCGTTTTCTCCTAATGCTGCTAAGCATTCTTTTCTGTACATTTCATAAGCTGTTGTTTGATAATCTTTTACTTGCTTTTCCATAATTCTAATAATTCCTCCTGTAATTTGTAAGCTTCTATTTCTGATGGTCTATCGAAATAATCTAAATCATCGCTATCTTGATCAAGCTGACCACGTATGTACTGTTTAACATGTACCATTTCATGAAATACGGCGGTTAAAAAATCATCACCTGTCTGGTTCTTATTTATCCTTATTTCGTATTCGCGATCGTCGGTTTCGAAACAACTATCAGAAGATGCCAGATATACATTAAGAGTACAATTTTTAATACGTGGAATAAGTTGATTGAATGCAAACGTAACAGCCTCAGCTGTTAATGTCTGCTCTAATCTAGTTCCACCCATGATTTCTAAAGACAACATAATATATTATACCAAACTTTATTTTCGTTGTACATGCTTTTTTTTGTATAAATAAAAGTAATTTATGATTTATGCCTAGGAGTTAAAAATGACATCGTTAATTAAACCACAAAAATTTACTAAAACAGCGGACCTTTTAAGGTCCTTTTTTTTATCTAAAGGGTTCCATGAAGTTCATACTCAAAATAGACTGAGTATACTAGCAGCTTGTGAGGATCCAGAAACAGTAGCAACATATCAATATAATGGTAATATATGGCCGCTCCCGCAGACGGGACAAATGTGGCTAGAATATGAGTTATTAACCAACCCGTCAGAGAACGGGTTTTTTTGTATCTCGACTTCCTACAGACAGGAACCAAGACCAGTAGAAGGACGACATGAAACTATATTTCCAATGTTTGAATTTGAATTTCCTGGAGATATTAATGATCTTAAAGCCATGGAGATAGAACTATGTGAATATCTTGGTTTTCCTGAGCTAGATATTAGAACATATAAGGAGTGGCAAGATCAATTTGAAGTTGAAGAGATTGAGAATGAGCACGAAGACGAGATTGGTTGGGGAATGATAACAAACTTTCCAGAATTTACATCACCATTCTGGAATATGTCAAGACATAATGATGAACTTACAAGTAAGAAGATTGATGTAATATTAAATGGTATGGAAACAATTGGTTCAGCAGAAAGAAGTACTGATAAAGAGCAAATGTCTCATACGTTCCATACAATTAGTGAAGGTAAGTACGCTGAACTTCTTTATAAGTTATTTGGAAAAGATAGAGTTGAACAAGAGCTTAAAGACTTCTTAGCTATGGATTTCTTTCCTCGAGTCGGTGGTGGAATCGGTATGACAAGAATGATAGCAGCAGTCGAAAGAGCTGAACAATGGAGAGCGGATAAGGCAGCATGACAAAAGAAGAATATCAAAAGTATTTGGATCTATTGAAGAAGATACTCAACGTTAAATAATCTGGGGTGGCGGAAACGGTAGACGCGACGTACTGTTCATACGTTGTCTAATGACGTGGTGGTTCGAATCCACCCCCCAGAGCCACAGAGTTAAAAGATTATTTATATAAATAGTTCTATGAATGCACCAATTAAATTAACTGATTCTGCCAAGGACTATTTAGCTTTAGTTGGAAAGCCAAACGTTTCGCTTACTGTCAAAGGTGGTGGATGTTCTGGTTTCCAATATGAGTGGGGAACTACAGATCAAGAAGCTGTCATAGGCAACCTATGGCTCAATCCAATAGCAGAGATGTTCGTGTTTGGATGCACGATTGATTATGTTCAAGAATTGGGTGGATCCTATCTTAAGGTAGTAAATCCCAATGCAAAGGCATCATGTGGTTGTGGTGAATCCTTTGCTGTTTAGGGGTAACAATGAACAAAAAATCTGACATGGATTTGATGAAAAACTTTGCTTTTCATTTACAAAATGCTATTAATAAAGCTGCTGAGGAAAACGGTGGTAATAATCAAAAGCTTTTGTTGATGCATGCTGCAGTATTATTAAAGGCCAGCGTAGAGTTATATACAATCGCATTCGAAGAAGACGATGCAATAGAATCTATATTGCATAGCGCTATCGAGTCTATTCCTCTTATAAGAGAGAGCAATATTAAGATCCCAAAAGGTAGCGATATATCAAATAATAGTCTTCATTAACTGTTACATTTTTGTAACACTTTCAGCTAAAATCTAATAAAAACGCATTTTTTTCTTTTTAAATGAAAAAAAGCATGTACATCCGTGTGTGGTTGAGGTATACTGGTATCAAGATAAAAAAATAACGGAGAAAAAATGTCAAACGAATCAATATTTTTAGAAGCAGATAACGGCGGAATCGCTATATACGAAGGCGCTGGTAACAGAGTCGATTGGGCGAAAGATGTTCTTGCTCTTTCAGTTGTTATTGAAAACTGGGATCTTCTAGACAGACCTAATGTTTTCTTCACTAGCTCAATGGATTTTGCTAGTGAGAATGGTTTCAAAAGAGACCAAGACGCTAGAATTCTTTTTGGCGAAGCTTCAACCATCGTTCTTCGAAGAGAAGAAGCTGAAGAAGAGCATAGAAGATTTATGAATAAAGCTATTATTGAAGGAGTTATATAATGATTTGTTCAGAAAGAAAATACAAGAAGTTCTCAAAGACTTTATCACCTAAGATCGCTGCATATTTAGCAGAAGATCATACTTACATCTCAGATAAGAGAAACAGATTAGCTGCTCGAGCTAAAGTTAGGCAAGATGCCTTAGCTGATTGGGATCTTCACTTAGTTACTTTCAACAAGATGTTCATCGAATGGGCCGTTGAAAATTCTGTTAGTGAAGAACTTGGCGAAAAGATCTCATTCGCAGTGACTGACTGTCAGTACGAACCAATCACTAAAGATTACAGAGTTGATTGGAGATTGAAGAAAGAATTTCCCGAAGTTGATTGGGAAGTTAAGACCAAAGAATATTTAGATGGAGGATTATATTAATGTTATATTATGATGTATTTAATGAAAAGGTTGGCACAATAAGCAGCTTCACATGCCTTAAAGAAGCACAAAAGTCAGCTAAAAAATATGCAAAGCAAATGAATCATTACTTTGTTATATTTAAAAGATTTCCTAATGGTTCACAGGGCCTAGTTAAGTGGGTATTTCCAAAGAAATGAGAAAGTTTCGAAACAAATACCTACGACCTACAAGGTTTAATCCAAAAAACCATATGTATGTCGGTGTTGTTTGGCCAGTCGAAGGTAGTACTGGAAAACAATACGATGTAGAATTAACCAACGAAGGTTTTCAATGCAGCTGTCATGGTTTCGTGTATCATGGTTATTGCAAGCATTCGAAAGCTGTCTTAAAAAAGGTCGAACAAACAACCTTTGATAGCTTTGTGAGAGTATTATGAGTAAAGGTATCAAAGGCCGAGGTAAAACACATTCAACTTCCAGATCTTGGGAAAAATCCTTAAAAAGAAATGGAAATAAAAAGTCGAGACAACAAGGAAAAAAGGAGTCAAGAAGATGAAATGTAAATACAAATATAAATTTCCAGTAGATGAGTTTGGTCGTCCAGGTGGGATGTACAGTTTAGCAGATTTACCAGTTGTTGGTTACAAGATACTTGAAAGAGTTGGTACACTCAAGAAGCGTGATACTGCAAAAGAACTCTATGAGCTTCAAGATACTGCTAACAAATGGACTTTAGTAGTACCATTTGAAGATGTAGAGATCATAACGTCTTCGCTAACAGAGGTTATATAATGGATCAGATAGGAATATTAATTAGTTTGTATATTTTAGGAGTCTTATACGTTTTATCTCCGTGGATACTTGTGACATATTTATCACATAAAGATAAAAAAGAAGAAAAAAATAAAAATAAGCATGTACAATTATAGCCCGTTGAGGTAGGATGGTATCAAGATAAACAAATTAACGGAGAAAAACATGGATATTTTTGATTATAAAAACGTAATAGACATCTTAATCGGGATGTCAGATGAGCAAAAGAAAACCTTAGCTCAAAAAATGGTTGATAGATTTCCTTCAACTACTTATGACTTAGCAGCTGAATTTATGATTCACTTGCAAGACAGAGAAGCTGAAGAAGGAATCTTAGGATAACGTAAGGAAACAAATCATGATGGACACATTTAATAGCATCATTTCATTCCTATACGTTGAGGCCACAGCCCAACCCCTTATTTTTCTCCTCTTTATCTTGGTTGGGCTATGGCTGTTATTTCAAAAAACTTACGTGACAATACTGTCGCTTTTTACATTATGGTTAGCTTATTTAATAGGAGGATATTATGGCTAAAGAATTGACAAATAAACAGAGAATCGCATTAGTACGAAAGCTTTCAAAGAAGCTTACAAAGAAGATACAACGAAATTCTAAAGTTCGTTTATCTGAAACATTGTACTTAGATAAATACGATAATGGCGCAAATCCATATCATTACACTGATGCATCTAAATATGCCAACGAGCATTATGGCGATGCGATGCGTGATACTATGGCTATGGATAATGATTGGGATTAAGCCATGACTATGCATCTTTTACCAGTATACTTTACAACTACTAAACACAGTCGTAAGCGTAAGCGTAAATTTTCGCGAAAGCAAGATAAGGCCCATCAAGAACATGAAAAGTTCTTAAAAAAGATGGGCATTACTGGAGTTGAATCAAACAAAGGGATACACGATATTCCTGACTATAAAGAAAATATAAGAAGTACAGCAAAAACTTCAGATTCAGTTCCAAACAATGGGTCTCGTAAGAGAGCTCAGCAATATACAGGAACCTTTATTCAAGGTATTGCAACAATGCATAAATCAAATCTTGTGCCAGTTACTAAAGATGGCAATCCAAAAGATTATGCAACAATGAGGAGAAACTAATGTTTGCAGAAGCAGTAATGTGTCTCGCACTCAATATGTATTGGGAGGCGAAGAATCAATCTATGGTAGGTCAAGTAGCAGTTGGCCAAGTAGTTATGAATAGAGTACAGGATAGCAGATTTCCAAATACAGTTTGCGAAGTCGTTTATCAAGGAGAACATAGACCTTCATGGAAGGATCCAACTAAAGAGCATCCAGTTAGACATAGATGTCAGTTTAGTTGGTACTGTGATGGTAAGTCCGATATACCTAATAAAGATAGTAAGCAGTGGTTTAAAGCTATGGATTACGCAAGAATAGTATATTCAGGAAGAATAGCTTATGATCTCACAGAAGGATCAACACACTATCATGCTACTTATGTTAGGCCATCATGGGCTAAAACTAAAACAAGAACAACAAGAATAGAATCACATATATTTTACAGATGGGAAAAATGATGGTATTAAAAGAAGGCCCGTTAAAAACGGCAGTAGAAAATAACGATGGTGTTATCAAGCAAGAACTTATTAACTATCGAATCAAAGATGGAATGCTGCACAAAGAAGTGATCACAAGACAGTTTAGAAGCGATGGTGATTATACTGATCATACGACTACTACACCTTTGGTTCAAGTCGAAGCAATTATGCCTGATCTAAGTGATAAAATACCTGGAGCCACAGGAAAATAATTGAAAAAAAGCATGTACATTACAGTTTTTATGTGGTAGAATATACTATATTGTTTAAATGAGGAGAAATTTATAATGGCAATGAAGAAGAAAAAATTAAAAAGAACAGCAGCTCGAGTTTCAAAAAGTGGAATCGGTGCAGTACCTTTCGCTAAAGGTTTCGAACATGTAATAAGATACTTTCACGAAGATGTCGATAAGAAAGATATTAGTGATTTAACACGTTCTTTCGTCAAGAAGAACTTCAAAAAGGTAGATGCTAAAAACATACTAGCAAATCCTGAATATTCTTTTAGCATGTTCACACACCATGGAGCAACAGCTTATTGGTCAGAACTTGTAAAGACTGACGAAAAATACGATAGCGAAGTATTTCAACAGTACCTTAAAGGATTTAAAACTTATTTAAGTAAGATTAATCTTGATGGCGCTAGGATTATAAAAGAAAAAGAATTCGAAAAGAAATTAAAAGGCAATGTTGTTACATTATCACCTATGCAAAGATTGCAGAATAAGATTAATGAAACGATTATGCAAGACCTTTTAACTTTAGAAGATGAATGGATTGATGGACAAGAGACTAGTCTCGATGTATATAATCAATTCAAGTTACACGGGTTAGGTGGATCTGCTACTATTCCCGTTAGAACGATGATTGAGGGATGGCTACTAGATTATGAGGATGCCTATCTTAAACGATGTGCTGACGCTGTTGAAGGTTATTCACATTTGAAAAAGTCTGAACTCAATCGTCGTGTCGCAGAATGTAAAGCAATGTTAGAAGACTTAGATAAAATCAAGTCAGCTACAAAGTCTTTACGAAAAGTTAGGATTAAAAAGCCACAATCTGCTATCAAACAGGTAGCAAAACTTAAATATCAAAAAGAAGATGCGACGTTTAAGTTGGTTTCAACTAATCCTTTGAATGTAATTGGTAGTGTAAGACTCTTTGTCTTCAATACTAAATATAAGAGGTTAGCTGAGTATGTTACTCAAGATCCTAAAGGCTTTATCATCAGTGGTAGTACCATTAAAAACTTTGATAAAGAATTAAGTCGAGAATGCACACTCAGATCATCTCAACTCGGGTTTATTCAAACTGTTATGACGAAGACACCAAATCAAGTTGACAAAGCTTGGACAGAAGTCTTAAAGACTAAAGTGACTTCACCAAATGGTAGAATGAATGATAATACAATTTTATTGAGGACTGTTAATAAATGATAATAGAAGATCAATTTTTAACTAAGAGTAAATTTACCAAGCTTATAGAGCGAACAGTAAGTGAGCTTGGTATAAATTATATGGATGCGATACTACATCTTTGCGAAAAGAATAGTATTGATCCAGAAGATGTTAAGAAGTTTGTTTCACCGATCATCAAAAGCAAAGTAGAAGCTGAAGCGATGAACTTAAACTTTTTACCTAAACTAAACACATTAGATAGCGCATTTGCCGATTAATGTGTATAAATAGATGTACATTTGTTTCAATACAGTGTATAATAATACAGTTAATATTTCAGTTATATAAGGATATACAATGTCATTTCAAAATTTAAAACGTAATAAAGATCAAATATCAAAACTAATTCAAGCAGCTGAAGCCACATCTGGTGGAGGCGAAAAAAAATCCTACGCAGATGAACGAATATGGAAACCAACAGTTGATAAAGCTGGTAATGGTTACGCTGTTGTTAGGTTTCTTCCAGCGATGGAAGGTCAAGAACTTCCATGGGTTAGATATTGGGATCATGGCTTTAAAGGGCCAACAGGATTATGGTATATTGAAAACTCTTTAACTTCTATCGGTCAACCTGACCCAGTCGGTGAACTTAACTCTCGTCTATGGAATACAGGTATCGAGTCTGATAAAGATCGAGCTCGAACACAGAAAAGAAGATTACATTATGTGACTAACATCTTAGTTCTTCAAGACTCTGCAAATCCAGACGCAGAAGGTAAAGTGTTTCTCTTTAAATTTGGTAAAAAGATCTTTGATAAAATCATGGATGTAATGCAACCACAATTTGCAGATGAAGAGCCAGTAAATCCATTTGATTTTTGGGAAGGTGCAAACTTCAAACTTAAAATAAGAAACGTCGAAGGTTATAGAAACTACGACAAATCAGAGTTTGATAAAGCATCATCTCTATATGATGCAGATGAAGCAAAGCTCGAAACTGTGTACGATACGATGCACCAACTCGATGAGTTTGTAGATCCTAAAAGCTACAAAACTTATGACGAACTCAAAGCAAAACTGCAAAGAGTTCTTGGTGAAAATACAGATTCATTAGGTGAAATGTCTATGAGGCAAGAGGCACAAATGAATCAACCAACAGCTGCACCTATGGCAGCAGCAAATGTCGAAAGTGTTGATACTCTTGTTAAAGAAGAGAAAGAAGAAGACGATACAATGTCTTACTTTGCAAAGTTAGCACAAGAAGGCTAAATGAAAGGGTCGTTACTTAATAAACGCGCGAGGGACCACGGTCAGTCCCTCACTACGAATTCAGTTTTGGTCGACGGACCAAATGGTGTAGTGCAAGGAAACGCGTCTTACCAAGAGGCGTAACTTGATTGTTCAGGCGTGGTAGCCAGGTTCAAGCTTTAGCGAGTAAGGATCACATCGCTCTCCCGAGCGGGAACAAGTTCTAGGGGTATGAGAAGAATGGTATCTTTGTCGACCTAGTTGGAGGTGAAACCCAAGTCCTCCCTACACATTATCTTACGGGTCTAAATTCAAAATTTTGTGTGTTGAACCCTAAATTATCAGCAGCAATCATAGCTTGAGAATTAGTATAACTATTATTAGTTGTACTACTTAAGTCTTTATTATCAACCACTAAATTAGGGTTATTTTTTAAAGCAACTGCAAGTTCTGCAATGTCTCTTTCAGTTCTACGTAATTGATCTGTCATAGTAATTATTTGCTGTGATGCAGCTGAAAAATTTCTTATGTTTTTAAATGTAACTTCTTGGGCTTGTTGCAACTGAGCTAATCTAGTTCGAGCTTCTTCTGCAGAATTGATACCTCTACCAAATATACTTTTTTCGAAGTTGCCAGTTCTCAACATCTCTTCGATTCTTTCGATTTCTTTTTTTTGTTTTTCAGCTTCTCTAAGTTGCATTATACGTTTGCTTTCGCCACCCGCTAGCCGCATGCCCTCCATTCGACCAGTCAATTCACCTGTTAATAATCTTTTTTGTTCTTGAAGATCACTGATTTTTTTCTGGCCTTCTGTCTTCAAAAAGTCAGGTGCCACAGCTGACATCAATGGAAACTTGCTTATAATAAATTTTACAGCATTTAAGAAAAAATTCTTAAGACTGTTTACTACAGTTTTTAAAACTGCTTGCCCTACTCCTACAGGATCAGCTATAAAATCTCCTATAAATTCAAATATACGACGTATTGCGTTTGGTATGGCAGCAATTGCATCTTGAATCTTAAACTTTTGAAGCATTTCCATGAATTCAGTTTCAACGAGTTCTCCTTTGTCATTCATTTTAACGCCGATTCCGACCATTTTAAATCCACCAAGTATTAGTGATTTTAATAAATCAAGAGGTGCACCTAAGAAAGATCCTATGGCTCCTGCAATACCATCTGCAAATTTACCAATTTTA